CTTATAGATATGGAAAACGTCATAAGTCCCAAGATGTTATTGAGTGGTGCGTAACAAATTTTGTCAATATTTGTGACAAAGGTTTCACTGAACCACCCAAAGCAATGCCTGATGAATATAAGGTTAAAGATGTTATCCAATCTTATAGAAACTATTACATTTGGGCAAAAAAAGATTTTGTTTCTTGGAAAAATCGTGATGTTCCCTATTGGTTTTGTGAAGAAAATCACTTAGAATTGGTATAAAAAATTATGACAGAAGAAAAATTTTTTGAGTTAAAATCCTTTATGGATAAAATTGAAAATATGGAAATGAGACTCCATATTATTGATTCTCTACTGAAATATAATAATTTAGATATGAAAATTACGGGGATGTCTGATTGTAAGTTTAAAATATCAAGATTTTTATATATAGGTGGGGATGATTTAATTAAATCAGTTTTAGAAACTGAAAGAAAAAATGTACAAGATGAATTATCTGTTTTAAAGGAAGAATTTGAAAAAAAATAAAACTATGAATATATTCAATAAAATAATGACAGGAATTTGGTTTATACTATTTCTTCTATTTTTATTTACAATTAGAAAAAGGAGGAAGGCATGAAAGAAAAATTAACAAAGTTTCAAACTAAGGTTTGGCAAACAATTGAACCAATAATTAAAAAAGAATCTTATCAAGTTAATTTGACATTTGATGACGAATTTGTAATAACCAGAGATTCTAAATTTACAATTAAAATTTTTCCCAAAAAAGAAGTTTCAATAACACAAGACAATACAATAATTTTTGAGGAAAAAAATATAACTGAATTCGTAAAATTTTTAGAAAATTTAAATTAAAAAAATGACCATTAATGAAGCGTATGAGTTTGTACTAAACAAACTTGAAAGATTGAAAAATGAGGGGATTGATTACACGATGAATGAATCAATTAAAACTCCAATATTGATTGAGAAATATGATAAACCAAACAGATTACCAGTTGATAAGTGGGTTAATATCGCATTCAACTTGGAAAATGAAAGTGATGTAAAGAAAATTCACGATATGGAAAATCTGTGTAAAATGGTTGGGATTTATTTTGATACTAGGTTTGGTAAAGTCCAACGAGACTGGGAAATAGATTGGTCATTTAGATTAAATCCTTAAAAAAAAATCCCCATTTAATTTTGATATTAGGTGGGGATTTCTTAATTTTGTGAAACAATTAAAACTAATAAAACAATGGGAACAAACTACTACAGAATTCCAAGTGTGGAAGAAATGGAGAAAAGAAAACAAGAATTGATTAATAATATTAATTCTATTGATATTTCACAACTTTCAATTGAAAGTAATTCAATTTGGGATTTGTTTACTGATGGAACAAACATTCATTTAGGTAAACGTAGTAGTGGTTGGAAGTTTTTATGGAATTTCAATGACAAAAAATTTTATTCAAATAAAGAAGAATTATTGAACTTTATAAGAACAGGTAGAGTTATAGATGAGTATGGTAAAGAAATGGATGTTGAGGAGTTTATTACAATGGCGTTAGTATGGGGACAACCTGATGGTTATGATCATGAAAAATATCGTAGAGAACATCCACGTCAGTACCACTACGATTTTGAAGTAAAAGAAGAATATATAGATGGATTAAGAGTTTCACCAAATAATGAATTTAGTTAATATGGAAAGAAAATTAGCGAGTATACAAATAGTAAAAGAAGTTAGACCTATAGTTGGGGCTGACGTTATAGAAGTTGTTAGAATAAACAACTGGGATGTTGTATCCAAAAAAGGAGAATACAAAGTTGGGGACTTTTGTATCTATTGTGAGATTGACTCCTTCTTACCAATCAAAGAAGAATTTGAATTCTTAAGAAAAACATCATACAAAAAAATGTCTGATGGTAGTGAAGGATTTAGATTGAAAACAATAAGATTAAGAGGACAATTAAGTCAAGGTCTATTATTACCAATAAGTGTTCTTCCAATTGTTATGGAAATAACTGAAGGAGAAGATGTTACTGAAATGTTGGGTATATTTAAATACGAACCCCCAATTCCAGCGGAACTTCAAGGTAAAGTTAAAGGTATGTTTCCATCTTTTATAAGAAAAACAGATGAAGAACGTATTCAAAACTTATCAAGTGAATACGAAAATATTAGGTTGTCTGGTAAGGCATTTTATGTCACTGAGAAGTTGGATGGATCAAGTGCTACATTCTATTACAAGGATGGTGTATTTGGGGTGTGTTCAAGAAATCTTGAGCTATTGGAGACTGAGGGTAACTCCTTTTGGAAAGTTGCAAGAGAATTGAATCTGGAGGAATCTTTATCTAAATTGGGTTATAATATGTGTGTTCAAGGTGAAATCATCGGAGAAGGAATCCAGGGTAACCCATACAAGATAAAAGGTCAAACAGTTAAATTCTTCAACGCATTTAATATTGATGAACAAAAAAATATCCCATTTACTAAATTCCTAATGTTAATGGAAGATTTGGGTTTAAAAACTGTTCCAATATTAGATTACGGATTTGTACTTCCAAAATCAATTGATGAATTATTGTTATTTGCTGAAGATAAATCTCAACTTAATGGGAACTTTGATAGGGAAGGTGTTGTTATAAGAGCATATGATAGAACAATATCATTCAAAGTTATATCAAACAAATTTTTGTTAAACGAAAAATAAATAAAATTATGGCTAAGAGACTTTCATATCAAGAAAAAAGAGACAAACTAGTAATTGAAATATTGAATAAAATGTTTGAATTTGCTGGTCATAAGGTTACATATGAGGATATCAAAGACCGTAAGGATGCTTGGTACAATGATTGGACAATTACTGAAGAACAATATGACAAATGGAAAGAATGGGGTACTAAACAAATCAAGAAAAAACTTAATTATACTGATGTTTATGCCGAAAGACAAATGTCAATGATTGGTGCTAATTGGGGTTTGAAATTTGAAAATAAAAAAAGTACAACCTAAGTTGTACTTTTTTTATTTTATTGTGGTATTTATTAATAAAAATAAAACAATGCCAAATCATTTAACTTTAAAAGAATTTAAAGATAACCTAAATAAACCAAATGCTACATCAAAAGTTGATTTCACAAGTCTTGGAGGTAATGACAGCGAACAATATGGTCTATTATTAGATGGGATTGATTATTATTTAACTAATCACAAATATGAAAATATAAAATTAAGTGATTTAAAAAAAATTAGGGATATTGTATCAATAAATATTACTAATACTGCAGGTAATCTGAATCACGCAGATAATTTGATTGACAATATGATAAAATTATACGGAACTTCAAATAAGGCAAAAAAAATAAGTACTAATACATTGGAAATGACTTTGGAATCAATATCTTCAAATTCACAAAATACTGAAAGTAGAAAACAAGCAATTGCTAACGCTCTTTGGAAAAAAACAACTTTTTTTACTAATCCTTCAATAAAAACTGGTACAAAAGATTTACAACCTTTGGCGGTTGCAGAATCTAATGAAATTGATTCAAATCTTATATTAGAAGAAATAAATAGAATTAAAGAAATTATGAGTAATGGATAGATTTATTAGTCCTATTGAAGGAGAAAGGATAAAAATTGATGATATAAGTGTGCAAAAAGGAAAATATATTGTACAAAACTCAACAAATGTACTTTGTCCTTATGATGGTGAGGTTGTTGATTCTTATGGGTTAAATTGCAATGGTAGTTATAAGATTAAACATGAAATTTCTCGTGATGGTAATATTGAAATTTTTTATTCTAATTTTTGTAACTTGCAAAAACAAAAATATTCTGTTGGTCAATTAGTTAAACAAAATAATAAAATTGGTGAGACAACTACAGAACACTTAGAATATTGGATTACAAATAAAAAAAAAGAAAAACAAGATATTAATTCGTTCTTTAGAGGATTTAAACCCTCAACAACTACCAATAAAAAAGAAGATAAAAAAGAAGATAAAAAAGAAGACAAGAAAGAAAATAAAAAAGAAAATAAAAAAGAAAACAAGAAAGAAAATAAAAAAGAACCATCAAGTCTTAAAAGTGATTCAACAACACCAACAAGTGGAAAAATAACATCACAAAGTAAATTTCTTTTTGCGACACCATTTACACTAATACCAGATGTAATCCAAGGAGCATTAAAAGAAGAAGTTAATAGAATTAAAAAATTAATGAAATAAAAAAATCCCCATTTCAATTAAGAGTGGGGATTTTAATTTTTAACCTAAATACTATTTTTTACCTTCAGGTTTTGTTTCTTCTACTTTTGCGGAATCAACAGATGGTGTTGTTACTGTAGTTGTTTCAACCTTAGTAGAATCTTCAGTTGGTTTAACTTCATCAGGTTTAGATTGTGAATCACAAGATGTGAAAATAGTACCAAGTACCAATGCTGCTCCAAAAATTACTTTTTTCATTTTTTGTTGTTTTTAAATGTTTTAAAATTGATTTGTTATTTTTTATAAACAATAAATAGGCAATATTTTCAGAGAAGTCAAATGGTTTTAACATTTTTTTAAAAAAAAATATAATTATAAATAAAACATAAAATATGAATTGGAAACACACCCTAATTATCGTGGTATCAATATTATTGATTGGGATTATTTTGGGTTATATGATGAATACAAATCATCAAGATAACAAGAAATTACAACAACAAATTATTGATGCTGAAAAGAAAGCCATAGATTCTCTATATAAAAAATTGGATGTAATGAAATCTGAGAGAGAAAAAATGGAATCACAGTTGGATATCTTAACTACAAGCATTCAAATAAGTGAAAGTAATCTAACATCAAAAATAAACCAATTAAAAATTCAAAACAATGTTAAGATTGACGCTATTATTAATAGTTCTAATGACCAGCTCTTGGATGGTTTACGCACAAGGTTTAACCAATAACACAGACACAATTAAACCCAAAATTGACTTAATAGTTGTCAATGGTGATACCTCTTTTATTATCAATAGAAAATTTGCTGAGAAAATTGCTATACAATATGATTCATTGAAAATTGTAACTACTAGACTATCTGAGTATAAAATTGTATTAGATGATTGTGTTAAAGTAAAAGACCAATATAAGGTAGCCTTTGATAAATCAATGGATATTACAAATATGTTAAAAAGAGAGGCTGAAACCAAAGACCAAATTGTTCAAGGATATAAGACAATTGAAGAGTCCCAAAAAAAGATTATTACAGATTTGAATACTGAATTCCGTAAAGTAAAAAATAGGAATAAATGGTTAACAGGATTAACCATTGGAGGTGTTTCAGTGGGGTTTACTTCAATCATCCTTTTACTTTTAAAATAAGTAATTTAAAATTAGTATGTCTATATGACATAAAATTTAAATAATTTATTATTATGGGAATTACTTATTTCGCTTTAGGTATGCTCTCGATGTTGGCTCTAGTATTTGTTGGAGTTATTGTTTGGGGTTTGGTTAAGGTATTAAGAATTGAAAGGCAGATTGTTGCCATAAAAGAAAATCAAAGATTTGATGTTGATAATGTTCAACGTCAATTTGATAATGTGTATAGAACTATTGGTGACCAAAGAGATGATTCAAATAAGGCTATGGACAACTTGTGGAGAGATATTACTACCAAGTTTGATGAATCAATACGTTATACCGACAAAAGAATTGATAAAGCATTAAATCAAAAAGAAATTCAGTAAAACAAAAAACCCCTTCTTAACGGAGGGGTTTTCTTTTTTAAAGGTGGAGAGTTTGGGAATCGAACCCAATTCTTGCCCATCTCAATTACTAAGGACTACATGCTTAGGACAACATTATTCGCAATGTTCCGAGCTATTTGATTTTTATACACCCAAAATCAACAAAATCGGTCAATTCATTTTTAGGGATGAGAATTGATTAGACAACCCTATAGTGCTCCTGTTCCTGAGTTAATGCACCCCGACTCGAAAGTAATACCCTATTGACTAGGCTACTACTGCTTCTTCAGCACGGATTAAACCTACTGCAGAAAGTTTGTTGATAACGTTGCCGTCTATCGTTTCAAACCAGTTTAACAGACTTAGTTTAGGTCTGACATGCCCCTAATAACCAACAATGTCAATCGATACCAGTTACTCCCCTTTTGTAAAGTAATACAATAATAAATATAATGATTGATAATTCCAAGTTTTGATTATATTTATTTTAATAAAAAAATGTATGGATTATTCTAATAACGATATATTGTTTGAAAATGACAAATACTTGGCCATTAAATCTCCAAATATGGAAGAGGGTTTAAAAGTAGGTCCAGAATTCTTGACTACAACAAGACATGGTAAAAATGTCTATAATAATAGAACTGTATACTTTTTCATTAATAAAGAAGAAAAAGATACTAGATATGGAATTATAACTCTAGCATATGGAGAATATTTTGAAGTCTATGATAATTATGGTGATGATATTCATTTAACGGATGCTTTCTATTATTTTCCAGATTTAGATAAAACAATTACAGACATAGTCGGTAATATTGATTTAATAACAACATTAGTCTTGATTGAGAATGGAAAAGAATTTGATAAATATAAATTACAGAGGATAGATTCTAATATTGATTATATACAATATAATAAAAAAGTACCAGGTAATAGTAAAATTTATTTAGAATTTGGGGGTAACGCAGGTGTTTTGAGTTTAATGGATTTTGATAGTAACGATCTTTATTATATTGAGGCCGTTTTAAGTACATACGGATATAGTTCTAATTTATGGGAAGGAGATACAAATTACGATTGGCTAGAAGGTAATTTATTAAATTATTTTAATGATGGTAGTAATAAACTTTTGGATAAAATTGTTTCATATATTAAACCTGAATTTTTTAATTGGAGGGATGATTATAATATAAAGGGTAAATTATGTGAATTATTATATAATCAATTTGATAATGAAATAAGTAGAATACTAGACGATTATGATAATCATAATGAACAAGCTGGGATTAATGCACTAAAAGAAGAATTATATAGTGATTTTTGTAATCCATTTGAAAGATATCAAATACATGTAGTTAAAAGAAGTAATATAGATAGATGTTTTTATGAATATCGCACTTGGGTTTCACAATTAAAAGATTTATTAATAGCGACTAAAACAAACACTATTGAAGAGTTGATGACAAAATTATCTGAGTTCGTTGGTGGTGGTTTAAAATCTGAGATTTACGAGTATCCATATCGTGGTCAATTTGACACAGAATCTTTTAACAGAGAAGTTGAATACGAATTTGAAAAAATAATTGATAAGATTGAAGAAAATCCTGAAAAATATTCCAAGAATATTAGTGAGAATTTAAAATTAATGGGATTACTTAAAAAGTATCAATTGAATACTCCTGTCAAAATTGATGATGAAAGAGGTTCATTTATTATCACAGGAATTAAAGATGGAAAACTTCTTGTAACACACATTAAAAAGAGTGGTGAAACAATATATAAGAGTTTCAGTTTTGAAGAATTTAATAATTTTTTATCAATGGGTGAATTATTTGAACATTTAGTTAGAAAATTAAAAAGAATGTTGTAATATTGTGTCATGAAACACAATTACGATTTACTCAAAAAGGTTTTGTCCATACCTACCAAGACATACAAAGAGGACTTAATGATTCAATTCCTATGTGAATGGTTAACTGAAAACAATATCCCTTATCAAGTTGATAAGATGGGTAATGTTTATGCAACCAAACAAACGGATGATATTGAATATTTCCCTTGTGTTGTTGCACATACCGACACAGTCCACGAATTGGATACAATCAACATTAAAGAAATGATGTTACCCAATGACCAAAAGGAATTAAAATTGGCATTAAAGGCATATAACGATAACAATCAACCAACAGGGATAGGTGGGGATGACAAATGTGGTGTTTATGTATGTTTGGAATTATTAAAAAATTTACCAAATGTTAAAGCGGCATTTTTTGTCTCTGAAGAAACTGGTTGTCATGGTTCAAAGAATGCTGATAAAGAGTTTTTCTCAAATGTTGGATATGTTATTCAATTTGATGCCCCAGGTAATTGGATGGTTAGTGAATATTGTATGGGGACAAAATTATTTGATAAGAAGTCAGAATTCTTCAGCAAATGTGATAAGGTGTTAACTGAGGGATTTGATAACCGAAACAAATATCAATCACACCCTTATACTGATGTTTATGCACTTAAAAACCAATTTGATTTCTCTTGTATAAATTTTGCTGTAGGGTATTATAACTACCACACAAAACACGAATATGTAATTGTTGAGGATGTTTTTAATACATTGGAAATTGCAAAGAAAATGATTAATGATTTGGGGAATGTGAAATATTTTGAAGAGGTTAAACCAAGTAAATTTTTACTATAAAAAAAGGGACTATTCAGTCCCTTTTTTCTTTTTTGATTTTTTAACTTCTTTTTCTTTAAACACTATGTTTTCTTCATTGGTTGTGAGTTCATAATTTTGATTCTCAACAACATTTCCGTTAAGTACTTCCTCTGATATGAAATCTTCAATTTTGTCTTGTATGGCTCGTTTTATTGGTCTTGCACCATATGTTTCATCAAACCCAACTTTTGAAATTAAATCGTAAACAGATTCATCACAAGTTATATTGTAATTTAATCCATTTAATCTATTCATTAATTTTTCAATTTCAAGTTTTACAATTTGTTTAACTTCTTCTTCTTTCAATGTATTAAATACAATAATTTCATCAATACGATTTAAGAACTCAGGAGCAAAAAACTTTTTAAGTTCTTTCTTGAGAATATCTCTTTTTTCTTCTTCCTCAATATAAGAATTTGTACTTGTTTTGAATCCAACACCAGTTCCAAATTCTTGGAATTTTTTAACCCCAAGATTGGAGGTCATAATTATGATACAATTTTTGAAGTTAATTTTTCTTCCCAATCCATCAGTAAGATGTCCATCATCTAATACCTGAAGTAATGTCGAGAATACATCTTTATTAGCCTTTTCAATTTCGTCAAATAGAATAACCGAATATGGTTTATTTTTAACTTGTTCAGTTAATTGCCCACCCTCATCATAACCAACATAACCTGGAGGAGAACCAATCAATCTTGATATTGAATGTTTTTCTTGGAATTCTGACATATCAACTCGGATAAGATTATCTTCACTACCAAATATTTCTTTTGCCAATTGTTTTGCTAAATATGTTTTACCAACACCAGTTGAACCTAAGAAAATAAATGAACCTATAGGTTTACTTGGGTCTTTAATACCAAGTCTGTTTCTACGGATTGATTTAGCAATTTTGGATACCGCTTCAGATTGACCAATGACTTTAGATGAAAGATTATCAGCTAATGATGAAAGTTTATTTGTTTCATCTGAGTTCATTTTTGATACTGGTATTTTGGTCATATTAGATACCACTTCATATACCAATTCAACTGAAATTTCTTTCTTTTTGGTTAATAAGTCAGATTCAAATTTTTTCTTTTCAGATTCTAATTTATCCAATATTTTTGTTTCTTTATCACGTAAATCTGCGGCTAATTCATAGTTCTGACTTTTAACAACTTCAATCTTTTGTTGTTTGATATCTTGAGCTTTTTGTTTCAAGTCTTCAATGATTTGTGGCATCTTAGTGTCAACTTGACTTCTAGCTCCAACCTCATCAATAATATCAAATGCTTTATCTGGGAATTCTCTATCTGTAATATATCTTTCAGCCAAATCAACACAAAGTTTTAGAATATCATCACTATAACTTACTTTATGATAATTTTCATATTTGTCTTTAACATTGATTAAAATCTGTAAGGTTTCTTCTTTTGAAGAAGGGTCAACAATTACTTTTTGGAAACGTCTTTCTAATGCCCCATCTTTTTCAAAATTCTTTCTATATTCATCTAATGTTGTTGCACCAATACATTGTATTTCACCCCTTGCCAAAGCTGGTTTAAAAATGTTTGACGCATCCAATGAACCTGATGAATTTCCAGCACCAACGATTTGGTGTATTTCATCAATGAAAAGAATTATATTTGGGGCTGATTGAAGTTCTTCAATAATAACTTTCATTCTTTCCTCAAATTGTCCACGATATTTTGTTCCCGCAACAATTGATGTCATATCCAAGGACATAATTCTTTTATCCATTAGATTTCTTGGACATTCACCATTCAATATTTTTAAGGCCAAACCTTCTACTATGGCAGTTTTACCACAACCAGGTTCACCTATTATGATTGGGTTATTCTTTTTTCTTCTTGATAATATTTGGGCGATTCTTGTTATTTCTCTATCTCTACCTACAACAGGGTCTAATTTTCCTTCTTCGGCAAGTTTGATTAAATCTTTTGCAAAATTATTTAACACTGGGGTATCACCTTTACCTTTTGTTGAGTAATCTCCATCTTTTGATTCTATCATATTTTTGTTTTTAACTAATTATAATATTTATTTTTACATTTTCAACTATGTTAAACTGACAAATTGTCAGTATTTTTTTTAATTCTTGACTAGTTAATTTAATTGGTATATAATTGGATTATAAAAATGAAAATAAACTTTAAAAAATATAATATTATGAACAGTAAAGATTTTTATAAAAGATTTGAGGAAATTTTAAATGAAATTTTCAATCAAGACAATCAGAAATTTAATACTCCTATGGATGGATTTTTAAAAGGGTTAAACCCAGATGACATTTCAAAAGAAATTAAAAAATATAGAAAGTCAATTAAAGAATCAAATGATGGATTATTCACAACTATTAGTTTCATTTTTACTAATCCACCATTTAATGATAAGAGTGAAGTTAATGAGTTGAAATCTAAACTAGATGAATGTGTATCAAATCAAGATTTTGAGGAAGCTGCAAGATTAAGAGATAAAATTAAAGAACTTGAGAATAACTCATCTAAGGTTAAAGATTTGAAAAAAGAGTTGGATGTCGCGATTAAAGAACAAAATTTTGAAAGAGCGATTGAAATCCGAGATGAATTAAAAAAAATAAACTAATTATAACCCCTCAGTTTAGAGGGGTTTTTAAATTTAAAATATTATGGCAATTTTAAGAGAAGAAATCAGAGGTACAAAAATTATTAATGAAATTCAGTCAAGTAATATTAAAAAGACAGAATTTGATACAGAAACAAAAGAGTTAGTTGTGGAATTTAACAACGGACTCAGATACTCCTATGAAAATGTCCCCCATCAAGTGTATACCCAATTTAGGATGTCGGAATCTCAAGGTAAGTTTTTTAATTCCAAAATAGCAAAATCATACCAATATAGAAAATTGTGATAATTATAGTGGTGCACTAATATTTATCATTTATGGAAAGTTTAAATAAAGTTATATCTAGTTTTAAATTAAATTCAACATTACAACCAAAAATTTGGGTTGATGGTGGTTCAATAATGAATCCAAATGTTAGAAAGCATTTACTAGAAATTGCAAATCAATTCATTGATTCTTTTGGGGTGGATGTTGTAATTGATGATATTATTGTTAAAGGTTCAATTGCGAATTATAATTGGTCAGAATATTCGGATGTTGATTTACACATATTAGTAGATTACAAACAATTTTCAGATAAACTTAAAGATATGTATGTTGAATATTTTGATTTAAAAAAAATAGTTTTTAATCAAAAAAGAAACATAAAAATTTTTGGTTATGATGTTGAAGCATATGTTGAGGGTATTGATGATAAAGGTGTTAGTGGTGGTATTTATTCTATTCTAAATGATGAATGGATTAAAAAACCAATCAAAGAAAAAATGAAAGCTAGTAATGAAGACATTACAATTAACGTTAAAAAATGGATGCGAATTATTGATAATTTAATTAAACATTTGGAAGGTGAAGATATTGAAACAATTCGTAATGGTGTAAAAGTGATTAAAGATAAATTAAAAAAATATAGAATAAGTGGTTTAGATAAATCTGGTGAATTGGGATTAGAAAATTTAGTCTTTAAAGTTTTGAGACGTAATGGTTATATTGAGAAATTATATAATATACCAACAAAACTTATTGATAAAAAACTTTCTTTGGATGAAAAATTAAGAATTAAATAATTCTGTATATTTATATTATAAAAACAAAAAATATTATGGGAAAATTAAGACCAATAGGTAGTGAAAAGTTACAAGGAATGGATGCAATCAGACGTATGATTGAAATTTCAAACTATAATTTGAACATTCCAAAACCAATAAATGAAACACATTCTTTTGATTATAAAAAAACTTTAGCAGATAACGAAACATATTTTATTGTTAAAGAGAAAGTTGGATATGTAATCAAAAAAGGTTTAAATGAATCAACAAGTGAATATATTGACCCTATGAAAAATAGGAAATTTTATCCATCATATTCACAAGCCCTAAAAAGATTAAATATTATAACTAAAGAAGTAAATTCTATTGAAGGGTACGAACATAACATATCTTTGTTTGAAGGTGATTCTGAAGAAAAATATTATTTAACTTTGGATGAACAACCACAACAGCAACAACAAAGACCCGCTCCACAACCAGCACCACAACAACCAGCACCCGCGCCACAACCAGCTCAAGCACCACAAGGCTCACCTGAAGGTGATATGGGTGGTGAAGATATGGGAATGGATGATATGCCAATGGATGATATGGGTGATGAAGATATGCCAATGGATGATATGGGAATGGACGAAAATCCAGAAGATGACGATGAACAAGTCACAATTAAGGTTTTACAAAAATACACTGGTAAATTAGCTCAAAAAGTAAGACAATTCTTGCAAGATGAAGAAAATCAATTAACATCACAAGATGTTCTTTATATTTTGAATTCAGTTATTTCAGCACTACCTATAGATAATCTTGAGGCTGAAGATAAAGAAAAAGTAATGTCTAAGTTTGAAGGTGGTGAAACTGAATACGAATTGGAAGTAGATGACGAACAAGGAATGATGGGTGATGAAGAAGGAATGATGGGTGATGAAGAAGGAATGATGGGGGATGAAGAAGGTATGATGGGTGGACAATCAGCACCACAAACACCGCCAAGACAACCTCAAGGTGAAATGGGCGAAGATTTTCCAATGGGAAGAGATGCTAGAAGTATGAAAAATAGACAATCATTCAATAGACAATCATTATATTCTGAATCTAAAATTGATAAAGTTTTGAGTAATTATTTTATTCCAAAAACAACAAATAAAAAATCAAATACAATTCAAAAAATAAGTGAGAGTTATGAACAAGAAGATTCTGCTCATAGATTTTTGAACAAGTATCCAAAAGCTAAATTATTGGGTAAGGATACAAAAGGTCAATTAGTATTTGAAATGTACAATGAAAGATTTTATATTTCTCCAAATGGTAATGTAAAATGATGTTTTTAATTTTTGTTAATGAATTAGGACCAAATTATAAAGGTGATAATATTTACGAATTTATTTTTTCAGATAAAGTTGATGATATTTGGGGGGAATATTGGGAATCAAAACCAGCTAATGGTTATCCTTTACCCCCAGATATTTTACATATAAAAAAAGTTGGAGTTTTGAAAAATGATGAAATTTCTTTTTCTGTAATTCAAAAGTCTGATTATTTTTCAATGCAAGATTCAATTGATGATGTTATTGCTTTGGCTTGGGAGAATGAAAGTGAATATATAAATTTTGATTTGGTTAAAAGATTGGTATTTAGATTTGGTGAGAGTGAAGAATCTATAAAAAATAAGTTATACGCGAGGGACATTGTCCTTGAATACGAAAAAAAATTGAGTTATGAATCTAAATAAAAAAATTGGATTTTTGTTGGATAGAGGATTAAATCCCCAATTTATATCAACCCTTAATGAGGGTAAAATAAATTTGTTGTTTGAAAAAATGTCAAGGAAGGAAACAACCGAACAGACAACAACACCACCAAATACAACACCAGTTACTAAAACAGGTTATGTTGTAAAAGATAATTCTAAAACTACGATTGGTAATATGGAAGTAGATACTACAGGTGGAAAAACAACAATAACTCCTATGGAATCTGAAATAAAAGAAAAATTTGAGTCTAAGGCTCAACAAGGATTATTTTGGGCTAGATGTAATAAGTGTAAAGATGACGATTGTAAATGGTGTAAAATGGCAAAAGAATTTTCAAAGAGTACATCAAAAAAACAATATGAAAAAATGCCAGAAAAAAAACATCCTGAAAAGACTGTAAAATATAAGAAGAAAGAAACAAATGAAGTTGTTGATTATAATAAAGCACTTACAGCAGCAATAACAGGTCAAATGAAATCAAATATGGGTAGTTTATTAAATCCTAAGTTGACTAGTGAATCAAAACTTCGTAATCATTTAGAAAATATAATCGAAAAAAATTTAAAACCAACTATGACTAAGAGAGATTTAATCCGATTGATTGAAACAACAATGGGTGATACCAAAGAAAAAGAAACTGAGACTGAAACAGAAAAGGAAGAAAAGAAAAAAACTGGTAATCCTTTTAAAAAACCAGATAAAGACCCAGCTGAAGCAAGAAGAAAAAAATATAAAGGTAATACTGAAACAGAAACTGAAAAGGAAACTGAAACAGAAAAGGAAGAAAAGAAAAAAACTGGTAATCCTTTTAAAAAACCAGATAAAGACCCAGCTGAAGCAAAAAGAAAAGGTGAACAATCTGAAGGTTTAGACTATTTTATGTCACAAGTTAAAAAACATCGTTTAATCTAAAAAAAAAATATGAGCTTAAAAAATAAAATATCTCTTTTAAAAGAAACCAGACAAGGTTTAAAATATAAACTTTTAAGTGAAGGTTTAACAAAAAAAGAAAATCAAATTTTAAATGAAATTGAATCTTTAATTAAAGAAGATGAAATGACATTTGGACCTGAAGTTGGTGGTGCACGTCCAAGTAGAACTTTACAATCAAAAATTGAAAGGGGTGAATTACCTTTGAATAAATTTGGTCTTACTCAACCTCAAGTTGATTTTTTTACCTCAGAAGCTTTTAAGTTTTCAATACAACGACTAGAAGAATTAATTGGTCGTGATTCTGATATCGCAAGACGTTTGAATATTTCAAATCCTAATTTTAAATCTGATTCTGTAACCGCGTTTAGAACTCTTATGACTATTGTACAAAAACTTATGGGTGAATTAACAAGGTTACAAATGGGAAACAAAGAAGAACTTGAACAAATAGCTATGGAATCTGTTGAAAAAGCTATGGGTATTGATAACAAGTTTTTTACAAAAATGATACAATTGGATGGGGAATTAAGTTATGGATTCCTGCCAAAACTTTCAAGTATGAAAGCTAAAGCTGATAAAATAAGTGATGAAGAAATTTTAGACAAATTCGCAGATATTGATGCTGAAAAAACTCAAAAATTAGAAGATTTAAAAAATGATTTTGAATCAATGGGTATTGAGTTTGATGAAGAAAAAGCTAAAGAAGCAATACAATCCACATTCAAAATTTCACCTGAAACATTAGAAAAAGCAAAAGAAGAATTTTCTGATGCCGTAACAAACAGAATGATAATAAATTATTTTAGAAGAGGTATGGCATTGTATTACGCTGACGCATACAAAATTTGTATGAGAAAAATACAAGAATTACCTGGAGGTGAAAGAATATTAGAAATTTCTAACGTAATACAACCAATTATGTTACATATGTATTGGTTATTTGATGACATTGGGGGAATAGGTACATCAGGTGGTGGACAAATAGGACAAGTTGAGGTATTATCTCCTGAAGAAACTGGTGAAACAGGTGGTGATATGGGTGGTGATTATGAAGATGAAGAAGATGAAGAAGAACTTGATTTTGGGGGTGCATTCACAGTAAGAGCAAGAGCATCTACTTTACCTCTTTTAGTACACGAATTAGTTAAAGGTACAATAATGTTTTTCACTTCTGCCGCTGGTGGAGGAACTACTAGTGACGAACAAAGAGCTTTAGCTAAACGTGCGGCAACTTCACTTGAAATTGAAGCATATGATTTAGTATTCTCTGAAGTTTTCTTCAAAAGATTTTATGAAATATTTAATGAAATTGTACCTAATGAAGACGAACAGAGAGAATTAATTCCAGGGGTTTTAAAATACTTCTCAGAAGTAGAAGATGAAGATATTGCAAATAAAGGTAAATTAAAAAAATTAGTTCAATCTTTAACTATTGGTAAAGATTTAGACCCATACGCAGAGTCATTTGTTGAAGAAATAATTGAAAAGGCAAGAGAGATGACAACAAATTTAAAAAAGGATTTCCCATCATATTCAAAGAAAAAATACGACCAAAAGTCAACAGATGATGGACCAATTGATTTAGGTTGGTTAGATGTTGAAGATTAAAATAAAAACCCCCATTTAGAAATAAGTGGGGGTTTTTATATTTATATAAAAAGATTATATGAGTTTAACAAAAGAACAAGTAATGATTGAATATCTTAAGTGTATGAAAGATACCCCATACGCGTTAAGAACATATCTGGAAACCTATGATAATACTGTATCAAAATATGTCCCATTAGAGTTATTTCCAGACCAAATTTCATTACTTAATGACTATGAAAATTACAATGAAAACATTGCATTAAAGTACAGACAAGCTGGTGTATCAACAGTAACTGCGGCTTGGGTATCATTAAAAATAGCTTTTGCCAAAAAGACAAAACCTGAAAAGATTCTAATCATTGCCAACAAATTAGATACATCACAAGAGATGGCAAATAAAATAAGAATGTTTATTGGTCAATGGCCAAGTTGGGTTGGAATTGATTTTTCTGTTGATAAAAATTCACAAAAACATTATAAGACAAACAATGGATGTGAAGTAAAAGCTGTGGCAACCTCAAAGGATGCTCTACGTGGTTTTACACCAACAATCCTAGTATTTGACGAGGCGGCATTTATTGACGCGGATTCAGACTTTTGGGCGGCTTGTATGGCCTCACTATCAACTGGGGGTAAAGTTATTGTAGTGTCAACACCAAATGGTTATGACCCAATTTATTATGAAATATATAATCAAGCAAATAGGGGAATGAATGACTTTAAAATATCTGAGATGTTTTGGTTTAGAGACCCAAGATATACCAAAGATTTATTTTTAGTCAAAACACAAGATGTTATTCATTATCTCCTTAATAAAACAGAATATAGTAGTAATGATATTATAAGTTGGGGACATATTCCATTTGATGAAAGAAATTACGAGGAACTTAAATTAATGATGAATTCAGGGTACAAACCTTGTTCATCTTGGTTTGAGGGAATGGTAAAGAAACTTAAATATGATAAGAGAAAAGTTTCACAAGAGTTAGAGTGTAACTTCTTGGGTTCTGGTGATAACGTATTTGATTCTCTTTTAATGCAAAGAGTTAAAGAAAATATGATTAAAGAACCCCAAAATAAAATGATAGGTAATTCTCTATGGATATGGAAAGAACCTATTATGGGACATAAATACGTTATGGGTGTGGATGTCAGTAGAGGGGATAGTGAAGACTTTAGTTCATTCCAAATTATTGATTTTGATACAAGAGAACAAGTTGCAGAATATGTTGGAAAGTTACCTCCAGATACAATGGCTGAAATATGTTATAAGTGGGGTAATATGTATAATTGTTTTATTGTGATAGATATAACTGGTGGTATGGGGGTTTCAACCTCAAGGAAGTTACAAGAGTTGGGTTATAAAAATTTATATGTGGATGGGGTAGATTTGGCAAACAAATGGAAATATGACCCCAAGGCATTGGATAAAATTCCTGGACTTAATTTTAATAATAAACGTGTTCAGATAATTGCATCATTTGAGGAAGCAATGAGACATGAATTTAAGATATATAGTTCAAGGTTATTTGATGAGATGAACACCTTTATTTATGTCAATGGAAGACCAGACCACCAAAAGGGACAACACGATGACTTAATAATGTCAATTGCAATGGCGACTTATATTGCTGAATCATCTTTCAGCAGTTTGGAAAAAGTCACTGAACAAACAAAGGCAATGTTGGAATCTTGGGCTGTAAGTAATAATGAAAATATGGGAAAACAATTAGAATTTAATCCAGTAATACCATATGGGCATGATAGATTACAACAAAGAAATCAAAATGTTTCAAAGGAAGATTATATGAAATACTCTTGGTTATTTGGAAATCAAAGAAGATAATATTTATTAAATAAAAGATTATGGGATTTGAAAAAAGAAAAACATCTGGTAAAATAAATGCTAATGGAAGATTGATAGTACCCGGTCAAAAACCAATAATGGTTAATCCTGGTGGAAACACTGATATTAATCAAAAAAAAGGTAACACTAATAATGGTACTAAACAGTAAAGTATTTAATTTTTATCAAATAAATTTAGATTTAATTTATGGAAAATAATAACAAATATACCGTATGGTAAAGATTATCTCAAGCCTTCGGACCTAATGAACTTTTAAATCAAGACTATCCAACATATAAGTTTGATAGAAAAGAATTATTACGTACAACATCCAAACAAGAATATGATAAAGAGTTATTACAAGCTCAACAAACATATTATTTAGCTAATCAATGGACTAAAATTGAAAGTAATCTATATACCCAAGCAGTATATTACGAACCAACTAGATTGGCCTCATTTTACGATTACGAATCTATGGAGTATACACCAGAAATATCTGCAGCACTAGACATTTATGGTGAGGAATCAACAACTGTTGACCAAAATGGTAATATGTTACAGATATATTCAGAGTCAAAAAGGATTAAATCTATTTTAGCTGATTTATTTAATAATATTTTGGATATTAACACAAACTTACCAATGTGGACAAGAAATACTTGTAAGTATGGTGATAATTTTGTTTACCTTAAACTTGATCCAGAAAAAGGTATTGTTGGTTGTATGCAACTACCAAACATTGAAATTGAACGTTTGGAACGAGGTGCTCCTACGCAAGCTGGTAGACAAAATGTTGAAGACCCCGTTGAAAACAAAGGTTTAAGATTCAAATGGAAAGTTAAAGACATGGAGTTTAATTCTTGGGAAATTGCTCATTTCCGTTTATTTGGTGATGATAGAAAACTTCCATATGGTACATCAATGTTGGAAAAGGCAAGACGTATTTGGAAACAATTATTATTATCTGAGGATGCAATGTTGATATATAGAACTTCAAGAGCACCAGAAAGAAGGGTGTTCAAAGTCTTTGTTGGAAATATGGATGATAAAGATGTTGAAGCTTATGTACAACGTGTTGCAAATAAGTTTAAACGTAGTCAAGTTGTTGATTCTCAGACTGGTAATGTTGATATGAGATTTAATCAAATGGCTGTTGACCAAGATTATTTTATTCCTGTTAGAGACCCAGCTCAAACTATGCCAATTGAAACATTACCTGGTGGTGCGAATTTAGGTGAAATTGCCGATATTGAATATATCCAAAAGAAATTATTAACCGCTCTACGTGTACCTAAAGCATTCTTAGGTTTTGAAGAACCTGTTGGTGATGGTAAAAATCTTTCTTTGATTGATATAAGATTTGCTAGAACAATCAATAGAATACAAAAATGTATGGTTGCCGAATTAAATAAAATCGCCATTATACATTTATTCCTTTTAGGTTTTGAAGATGAGTTAGGTAACTTCACTTTAGGTTTGACAAATCCATCAAGTCAGGCTGATTTACTTAAAATTGATATATGGAAAGAGAAAGTCGCACTTTATAAAGAATGTGTTACGGCAATTGAAGGTATTTCACCAACATCAGTTACATGGGCTAAGAAACATATTATGGGATTCTCTGAAGAGGAAATTAAACTTGATTTACAACAACAAAGGATTGAAAAGGCTGTTGGTGCTGAATTAACAAATACTGCGACAATTATAACACATACTGGTTTATTTGATAATATTGATAAACTTTATGGAACTAAGTCAGGTACAACTGAAGGTGGAGCACCACCACCACCCGGTGGAGGAGGAGAAGAAAGTGGAGGAATGCCACCACCACCTCCTGGAGGTGAAGAATCACCCCCACCTCCAGGTTTAGCACCAGAATCAATTAATAAAAATAATTTAAATATTCTATTGGAAAGTGATTCATTAACTGAGGATGATTCTTATATTGATTTGTCAAAAGTAAGAAATTATTTGGGTGAAATGGAAGTACATCTGAAAAAACTTTTAGATGATTGATATTTATAATAAAAAAACTATGAAATTTGGACTTTTAAAATCAAAAATAGAAAAATACTTGTTAGAATCCTATGGTAGAAATTTATTTAAGGATGAGTTAAAGATATTCAAAAAACTTGTTTTGGAAAACAAAAATTTGAAAAAATTGTTTTTTGTCTACGATGAATTGAATACAAATAAAGGGTACACTAAAGATATTGCAGACCAATTCATAAATGAATGTATTACAATATATGAAAATACTATTAACAAAATAAATCCAAAAGATTTAAAAGTGTTAGAATTATGGGTTGATGATGTTAAGAGTGAAAATCAATATGATGATATTGATAATTTATTTTCAACAAATATTCTGACATTAGAAAACAAAATAAAAAGTAGAAAAATAATTTCAGAATCTTTGATTAAAAAATCAAAAGATGAAAATAGTGATGTTATTAATTTACCCATTTCAACAATGGTTAATATAGCAAACCAAACAATTAACAAATATATCTCAGAGTTAAACGAATCGGATAAGAAAAGTTTAATTAGTTTATTAAAAGAAGACGATAATAAATTAAATAGTGAGTTTGATATATTGAAAATAGATATAATTTCAAAATTAAATGAAATTAAAAAAACATCTGACATTGAAACATCAAAAAGAATTGATGAATCAATTGAAAAAATAACCACAGAAAAATATGATAAATTAACTTATTTCAAGTTAAAAAATCTAAAAGAAAATCTCTAATCTTCTTTTGATTTTATTTGTTGCACATATTTTGCTTTATTAACAGTAGTTCGTCTTGTTACTGATTTTTTTGTGAATTCTTTTCGATTTCGTAATTCACTCATTAGTTTAGTTTTAATTACCTTACTTTTAAAGAGTTTTAAGGCTTTCTCAATGTTTGTGTTTTGATCAACTTTTACAATCAACATAATTTTATTTTTTTGACATTTATTAAAATATCAGTTACTTTTTATAAAAAATAAACTGATAAACTATTAAAATTAATGAAAAAAGGCAAAACCTCTAAAATCCAAGGTTTTAAGACTATAAAAGTAATATATGGTACAACAGATTCTTTTGAATTAAAATCAATTTACTTAAACATACAAACTTGGGTTGAACCAAAAGAGGAAGAAGAAAATTGGAATCGAATTATTTTAAACTTATCTAGGTCAATAAAACACACAATTTATCAAAATTTAGACAAGGTTATTTTTAAAGAAAATTTTATATCTGATTTGGATTTACGTTCAAGTGGAATAACATTAGGTAAAAAATCATTCCTAAATTTAGAAATAAATTTATATCTTAATCCAACACAAATAGATTTTAAATCTTCAAAATTAAAAGAAAGTCTCAAAGAACTTACCAAAAATATATTACATTATAATTTTTTAAGGAATGAACATTTTAGTTTTTTTTTAACAAAAAACGACAAAAAAACTAATGTCAAAATATAAATATATATTTTTAAATATTTATATAATAAAATCATACAATGAGCTTAAAAATTTTAAACCCTGGTGAGTTAGGTAGAGGTATTTTAATTGAAAATGATGGGTGGGTTTCCCCAACAGATGGATTTAACTCTAAAATGTTACAAGAATCCAAACAAATGTTAGACCATTCAAAACCATTTGAATTCTATGCTGTATTACAAAAATACAATACACCAAATAGAAATGGTAGAATCTACCCAGAAAAGATATTAAAAAGGGAAGCTGAGAATTATAAAAAGATGATTCAAAAAGGAACATCATTATCAGAATTAAATCATCCTGAATCATCTTTAATTGACCTTGATAGAGTATCTCATATTATAAATGAAGTTTGGTGGGAAGGACCAGTTTTAATGGGTAAACTCAAATTGTTAACATCCCCAGGATTCCACGAAAGAGGTATAGTATCAACTAAGGGTGATATGGCCGCAAATTATTTAAGACAAGGTGTTACTCTTGGTATATCTTCTCGTGGTGTTGGTTCATTAAAAAAAGTTGGAGAACAAAATGAAGTACAAGATGATTTTGAATTAATATGTTTTGATTTAGTTTCATCACCATCAACACCTGGTGCTTATCTTTTCTTAAACAAAGATGATAAACATATGTTTGAAGAAAATTTAGATGATGATAGGAAAATGGCAGTAGAAAGGAATGTTGGAGAAAGTGGAAATAAATCTTTAGAACTAATGAAAAAATTATCTTTATACGGATATTGATTTTTATATTTAATCTTCTTATTATTTTTTTAATTAATTAATTAAAAAATTTAAATAAAATGGAAGAAGGACAAAAATATTTTATTGCAAAAATCTCTGAAGAGTTTGTTGACGAAGAAACTGGAAAGAAAAAAAAGTTAAAATTAGAAAAATTAGTTATGGGTTACTCACCAACAGATGTTGAGACAAAAATAACTAAAATTTATGAACACTATACTTTTGATTGGAGAATTACCGCAATAGTAGAAAGTAAAATTGATGAAGTGATTGAATAAAAAATCACAAATTATTTTGGGAGACATATGTCTCCCTTTTTTTTTGCCATTATTCAAATATTTATAATTGTTAAAAATATTTGGTTAAAAATTAATTTAACTAACTTTTTTTAACATCGTATATATTTATATAATAAAATAAACAAAAAACCAAGAAAATGGCTAAAGAAAATAATATTTTAGAAGAGGCAATCATCCAAATGAAAAATTTGGAGGAAGCGGTTGCTGAAAATGCAAAAGGAATACTTGCTTCAACTATGAAACAAGAAATCAAACAATTGGTAAAAGAATCTCTTAACGAACAAGATGACGAAGAAGAAGTCGAGGACGAAGAAGAGATTGATATGGATTCAGATGTTGCTGATGTTGAATTCCCTGATGACGAAGAAGAAGTTGATGACGAAGAAGATTACGAAGAAGATTACGAAGAAGGGGACTATACTGATGAATATTCTGATGAAGAAGAAGATGATGAAGAGGATGAGGAAGTCCTTGACTTAAGAAATCTAGACCAAACAGGTATGAGTAAAGAGGAACAAAGTGACGTTCTTTTCAAAGTATTTAAATCAATGGGACCTCAAGATAAAGTCCAAGTTGAAGAAGACCCAGCTGGTAATATTCGTTTAAAAGATGAGGAAAACGATACTGAATATATGATTGTCAGAGAAAATTATCATATGGATGAAGAAGAATATATGGAAAGTGACTATATGGACGAAGGTATGTATCACGAAATGGACGAAAACTATATGGACGAAGATTATATGAGTACTATGGACGAAGATTATATGAGTACTATGGACGAAGATTATATGAGTACTATGGACGAAGATTATATGAGTACTATGGACGAAGAAGATTTTGAACGTGAAGATAAATATAAAGACATTCTTAGTAAATTTGATGAAGATACTATTTACGAAATTGAAATGGAAGAAGAAGAAGAAGAAGAAGAATTTTATGAATCTTTATACGAAGCTAAAAAATCTATGAAACCAAAAGGAATGGGTATGGGTTCAGCTTCAAAATTCAAATATTCTAAAAAACCAAATCAAGAAGGTGGTTTTAAAGAAGATATGAAACAAGGTACTAGAGGTGTAGGTATGGGTAAAGTTAAAAAAGATATCTACAAATCTGATTCTCCAAGTTTTGATGGTGAATTCTCTAAAAAACCAACCAAATCAAAAGAAACTAAAGGAAGTATGAAAATGAAACCTAAAAAGGTGGAAACAAAAGAAGCTTCACGTACACTTGGAAATGGTAAATATTGGGGTAGAGATGGTCTTCCAAAACCAAGAACAGCTCCTCGTCATCTAAGAGAAGAATCTATTGATTTACAAGAAATGGAAATTTTAAGAGAGAAAAACGAAGAATACAGAAAGGCACTTAATATTTTCAGAAATAAATTGAATGAAGTGGCAGTATTCAATTCAAACCTAGCGTACGCAACTAGATTGTTTACTGAACATTCAACTTCAAAACAAGAAAAAATTAATATCCTTAAAAGATTTGACGATGTAGAATCTCTTAAAGAATCTAAGACTCTTTACAAAATTATTAAAGATGAATTAACATCATCTAAACCACAACAAGTTAACGAATCAATTGAAAGAACAATTAATAAAGTTCCAACTAATGGTTCAGCAATTAACTTAATTGAATCAAAAACTTATGAAAATCCTCAATTTATGAGAATGAAGGATTTAATGTCAAAATTAAAATAAACAATAAACAAAACTAAAACAAAAATCAAATACAAAATGGGAGCATTATTAGAAAGCGGTCTTGTTGGTAACATTGGTTTGAAACACCTTAAAGTTATCAAAGAAGATACTATTAACAAATGGGATAGATTAGGATTCCTTGAAGGCCTTAGAGGTCATCTAAAAGAAAATGTTGCACAATTATATGAAAATCAAGCATCATTCTTAATCAACGAAGCAACATCTGATGGAAGTTCTGGTTCATTTGAAACAGTTGTATTTCCAATCGTTAGACGTGTATTCTCTAAATTATTAGCAAATGACATCGTATCTGTACAAGCTATGAACTTACCTATCGGTAAATTGTTCTACTTTATACCTAAAATTCAAGGTTATAGTGGTGACACTAATGGAGGTACTTTTTCTGGTAATCATCATGCACCAATAGGTAGTCCTGGTAATTATCCTGGTGACCCAAATGCTGGTTATGGTACGGATTCTAATGCTTATCAAAAAAATCTTTATGATTTATTCTATGAAGGTGCTGAACCTGGTTTAAATCCTGCTGGTTTATTTGATTATTCTAAAGGTCGTTGGTCAGCAATTACAGCTAGTGCAACAACTATGACTTGGTCAAATGGTCAAGTTGTTCCTTTAGAAATAACTGAAGAAACACCAAATGTTAGAAAACTTTTAATCAAAGTGTGTGGTTTCGCATATGATGGTGTAGGTAAACTTATTGCACCTGATGGTTCTGAAGTTGATACTGAAACATTCTTATCTGACCTTAAAGTAATTAGAAATAATGGTGGTATTTCTGCTAGTACTACTCCTTGTGATACTATGGGTATTGGTACTAGTACTTTACCCAACTTATTGTTTAGAGTTGTAACTCAACAATATGGTAAAGGTCTTGTTCAACCTACTTCAAAATCAACATCAACTTTATGGCCAACAAATGGTGGTGGTACATATAATGACACTTGTATCCAAGATGGTTGTATGTTAATTGAGGTTGACTTATCTTGTCCAGTATGTGCTGATTGTAACGCTTCATCTTTAGATGGTTACACTGGTACTACAATTTTCTCAGCTTCTTCAGCGTCTTCATTTACTGTTGTATATAGAAGATACGAAGAACTTGAATTTGAAGATAAAATTGGTGAAGTTTCTTTTGACCTTGAATCAGTAACTGTTTCTGTAACTGAAAGAAAACTTAGAGCTCAATGGTCTCCTGAACTTGCTCAAGACGTTGCAGCATTCCATAACATTGATGCTGAGGCTGAATTAACTGCCCTTCTTTCTGAACAAGTTGCAGCTGAAATCGATAGAGAAATCCTACGTGACCTTAGAAAAGGTGCGGCTTGGAACTTGAGATGGGACTACAACGGATGGAGAAGATTACAAAATAACACTTCTTACACTCAAAAAGACTGGAACCAAACTCTTATCACAGCTATCAACCAACTTTCAGCTCAAATCCACAAATCAACTCTTAGAGGTGGTGCTAACTGGATTGTTGTTTCTTCTGAGGTTTCTGCAATCTTTGATGACTTGGAATACTTCCACGTATCAAATGCTTCTCCTGAGCAAGACCAATACAATATGGGTATTGAAAGAGTAGGTACATTAGCAGGTAGATACCAAGTATATCGTGACCCTTACTTCCCACCTAACCAAGTGTTAATCGGACATAAAGGTACTTCACTTCTTGATACTGGTTACATCTACGCTCCGTATGTTCCACTTCAATTAACTCCAACAATGTATAATCCATTCAACTTTACTCCTATCAAGGGTATTATGACTAGATACGCTAAAAAAATGGTGAACAACCGCTTCTATGCGAGAATTACAGTTGATGGTGTTAGAACATTTGACTTACAAGAATTGAGATAGTAAATCTTAATAAAAAATGACGAGAGGGACAAGTTTTTGTCCCTCTTTTTTTTCAATTATAATTTAAGTAATAATACTTTTTATTCTTTATTGATATTTATAATAAAAACTTTTTAAAATATGAAAAAACTATATTTTTTGGATGAACAAGAAAAAAAACGAATCTTGAATCTCCATACTGAAGCAACAAAACAACAATATTTGGTTAATAAAAAAATTTTGAATGAAAATTGGCCAATAATTCAAAAAATGATAGGTTTACCAAGATTAGCAGTAGGAAAATTTCACGGAAAGCCATTAACAACTTTTATACAATATGAAAAACATAATCCTTTAGTTGTAACTGGCCTTGATAATATTTTAAAAAATGTTGATGTAAAAACTTTTAAAGTAGATAAACAAGGTCAAGAAGGTGGATTTATGACATCTCAAAATTACTATTATACAATTGAGATGTTAGCTAACGAGATTGAAAAATATTTTAAACCTGATAAAATACCAACTGATGCTGATATAGACAAATTTACTAGACAATTGCCAAATATAGATATTTATCAAAATGGCGGCCTTACTAACTTAAGTGATGTTCTTAATAAAGAATTAAAACAGTTAAGAACTAATAAATGGTGGGAAACCAATAAGCCTAAATCTGATGGTATAGTTAAAAAAACTACTGAAAAAATTAGTAGTATGGGTAGACCAGCATTATTTATGTCGGGAGCTTTAATTGCTTATACTACAATAGCAACTATGCACGAAGCATTACATAAAATAGGTCTTGTAAAAACTTCTTCAGAACAAACAAGTGAAGATTTTCTAAATGCAATAAATACTTTTTGTACTACAAAATTTCCCAAAGAAGAACAATATAACAAATTAGCACAATCACCTTTGTTTGCTCCAGAGGCTGCAGCTTTTAATGAGAAAATTCAACGTGCTACTTCATCGGAATGGGGAACTGATGAAGATGCAATTGCTGCGGCTATTTCAGACTTAAATAGCTATACAACTTTTTGTCTTGCAATGTACTCATATAAAGACTTAACCATTAGTAAAAAAGCACCAGCTATTTTAACCGATATGTCTAGTTATATTGGTTATAAATTTGTTAGACTTATGAATTATCATTTTGCCGGTGGATGGTCACCTACACATTGGGAATTCAATTATTATAGAGTATATGTTACAATTCCGTTAGAGAGTAAGTTTGCGCGTTGGAAGGGTGAATCGAGTGTAGATTTAGGTAAAGCTAAGATAGAGACAGAAAAAGAAGCAAAAGGTTCAACAGATACAAAAACAACAAAACCTCCTATAGATAATTGTGAAGCTCCTAGTGGTAATGGAACTATAGATTGTTTAATTCAAAAAGAACCACGTTGGGGACACCCTAATTTGGCTTGTGTTCTTGATACTTACAAAAAAGATCCAAAAAATAATACATATAATATTTTTATAGATACTAAAACTGTTAATAGTAATGTTAATAGACAAACAAAACCAATGGCTCTGGTACAATTAAATAACAAATATTACTTTCCTAATAATACTTATGAATATCTAAGTGATTTAGGTAATATGAAGGATTTTGCATGTGGAGCTAATGGTGAAATAATACACAAGTAAAAGAAAGAGGAAGGAAATAAATAACCTAACCTTTACTTAAAAGTCTAATACATTTTGAAATTACTTCAGATTCACCAATAGAATAAGAACCTTGATGATAAGCATATTTTACAGCTTGAACTATAAAAAAAACTGCTTGTTCTTTATCAATGGTGTTTAGGATAGTTTCCAAATGTTCTTCAGTATGAAGAGGAATTGTATTAAATAAATTACCAAATAATTCTTTTTCTTCCATATTATTAATTTTATAAGATAATGATAAGTAAAATAAAAAATATAGTCAAACAAATATTAAAAGAGGCGACAAGTGAATCTGGTTCAAGAGGTTCATTTGTTGTTCCTCTTAGACCAGGAAAAAGAATATTTAAAAAATCAGAATTGGGTGCATATCAAGATTCTGTATCAAAATATTATAGTCAACAATTAGCTACTGATAGTTATGATGGTAAAATGGATACACCAAAGAAAGACATTAAAAAAATTGAATCTAAGGCAAAAAAATCTTCAATCTATGCCAAGAATCATCCAGTACAAAATGATGACGATGGTGACCTAATTAACCCCTACCCAAAGGGTAAATCAAAAAAAATAAATGAGGCAACATTTGGATATGGTGGTGAATATAACGCACCAATTGAAATTGGGATGAAAAAATGGAAGAACCCTGAATTACAACCATTTTCAGATTTTGTTGATACTGAAGCAAATAAAATTAAAGTTAAATCAACAACCAAAGATAATATAAGAAGAACTGTTGGAATGTGGGAAAAGGGGAAGGATGGAAGTTATAAAATAGATAAACATTATGTTCACACTATTAATGAATGGGGGTATGAAGAAGCTCCAATAATTACTGAAGATTTGGCGGTATGGTTTGGGACAAAGAAAAAACCCAAGGGGTCATCACAACCAAAAGGACCTTGGGTTAATATATGTAGAAAGGTTGATGGTAAACATCCTCCTTGTGGGAGGAGTGAAGCTGATACCAAGAGTTATCCTAAATGTAGGGCTGCAGGAGTTGCTGGTAAGATGTCAGATTCTGAAAAGAAATCCGCATGTGCTCAAAAACGTAGAGAAGAAAAGAAAAATCCAAAAATTGGAACTGGAAATAAACCGACAATGGTGTCATATAAAAATAAAAAATAAAATGAAAAAAATTATTAGACTAACAGAAAGTGATTTAACAAGATTAATTAAACGTGTAATTGTTGAGATGGAAACACCTCCAAGTATTTCGGTAAATAAAGATGGTAAAATTGTAATAGATTCAATTAAATGGCAATTGCAAGCTTATGGTGCTTTTATGTGGTGGAATGTAAAAGTTTTAAGTTTAACAAAACAATCCAATGGGAATTATAAAATGGAATATGTACATCCGAGTAATAAGAAACAACTTGAATCTATAATTAAAAAAGATAAAGTTGATTTAATTATGAAAGAAATTAATAGGTCAAAAGAAATAGATTTAGGAAAAACTGATGGTGGAAATGATATTAAATTAGTTAAGATAACATAAAATATTAACTTTTTATCTTATTAAGTATTACATCCAATGAGTGAACAATTTGTGACATAATTTCATCCTCATCTTTTTGACGTATTGTTTCAACTTTTTCATCATACATTTTGGTAAACCTATCATAATTTCTATCACTTATAATAATATCATGATGATGAACATGGTTTGTTATACTCAATAATTTTCCATCCAATATTAGAAATAAACCCAAAGTTTTATTTATAATATATCTTTTTTTACTTAAGAAAGTAAGTCGAAAATGAGAATCTGGATGTAGAATCAATAATCTTGCAATTGACATACATTTTTTTTGTGTCTCAGAGACTTTATTGTAGTCTGGGTTACTCATTTTTCTATTGAATAGAACCCACTTTACGTAACTACGTTTTAAAAACCTTTTAATAAATTTTTTCATATCTTTTTTTAAAATTTTTTAATTATTAATGATTTGAGCTACCATATATGAATTTGGAAAATAAAATTTGCATCTATCCAATAATTTTTCCAAATATTCATCAGTTTCGTATTTTGGTCTTATAACATAAAAATAACGAGGTTTAAAATTAAAATCTATTGGTTTTTCCACAACAATAGATTCGTCAAGTAATTTAATGTCACTAACATCAACGGAATCTTGTAGTTCAAACAATTTAATGTAATGTTTTACGTAAATTGTGGAATCTTTTTTATTATCTAATGTCAACACATCAGAAACAATTTGTGATTGTGCATTAAGACCAAGACCTAATACGATTGAGAATAATACGAGTAGTTTTTTCATAATGTTTAATTTAATTTGATTCTTCACAAAGATAAAAAGGTTTTAATTATAAAACAAAAAAAGGTAGAAATATTTTTCTACCTTTTAAAAAAAAAACTATTTATGTAGTTTTTATCTTTGTGAGACTTCACCATTTGGTGATATTATAATTGGTTTTTGTGGATTTATAGTTAGACCCGCATTAAATCTAAATTTAGTTGTTGAATAATTTTGAATAAAAGTAATAGTACCATCGTTATTTTCAGTTATACTTTTAGTCTTTCTAAGAATTGGTATTATATCGTCACGAAGTTGCATTTCAGTACCAATAACATATGTAGGTCTACCAAGTTGATCCTTTGTTGGTTCACCAACACCAACCGCTTTTGATGCTGATAAAACTTTTGTTCCACATTTGTCTAACATTAATAGAGTCCTATCTTGACCTTTACCAACTGATAAAATAGCACAACATCCATGAAATATAACATTACCTTTAGGGTCAGTTATTCTTACTTCAGGAACATCATCGTGGGGTTTTTCATGAATTCCTTCCAATGCTAATACTAATTGATTAGAATTACCACCTATTGTTGTTGCTTGTTCTGAAGTAACTATTAATGTCGCGTTTCTACTTCCACCATCATTCTCATTATTTAAATTAGCCTCACCTATTACAACCCCATTTAATTTTACATTAAATATTGCTCTATCACATTTATGTTTTCCTCTACATGGAAATTCTGCCGTTGCTGGACTTTTGTCATAAATAACTTCAATTTTTAGATTAGTTAAACATAAACCTGGAATATTTAAATCTATTACAACCTCAACAAATCTATCAATACCATTATCTGCTTTACCTGACCTACCTCTCCAAACATTTGTTCCTGGTGTATTTGGCACATTACTAACATTTGGTAAGTTTTTTAAACCAGAATCTTGTAGATATTGATTTAGGTATGCAATCATTTTATCTCTTCTAAGATTTGCAAGATACATATCAGGTTTAAGTTTATTATCCTTTAACTCATAGTCATAATTAGGAGAAATAGATTCACCTGCCCTAACATCAATATTTAATTTAACATTAGGATATTGTTTTAATGTAGGTAATAGTTGGGCATCTAAAATTGCATTAAATTTAGCTTTATTATTATTAGTTATAGAATAATAACCATTAGCATAAAGTTGGTATAATTT